CGTTGCTTGCTTGAGAACAGCAAGGGCAGCAGGTGTGGCTTTCTTGACTACAGGTTTCATTACTCATCCTTTTTTTCTTTCGGTTTAGATTTCAATCCATTTCCTGCAAGTACGCCAGCAAGAGAACCAGTAAGAAACACGCAAAGGGTACTAACAAGGTCAATAAATGCAGCATCGTTAGGTGCCTGTTCTCCTAGTGGTTGGGTAATAAATAGCAATGCATACAGCAGTGCAAATACAGAACCAGCAAACACAATGGCAAGTATGATTCCGATAGTTACAATCAGTCGTGCGTGTAGTTCTTCTGGGCTTAATTTATTTCTTGGGTTCATCTAATACTCCTGGAAGAATGTCTTTAGTACAGGTGCCAGTAGGTAAGCACTGAGGAGGATTACACTCAGGCTTATTCCAGTTCTCGTACTCTTGGCATGGGTATCTCACCCATCCTTGATAACCGCAACTACTCAGTGCGCTCGCAGAGAATACGATAGATGTCATCAACACGAGCCTCAAGGCGATTGACTTGGTCTTTAACACTTCCACCTCCATTAGGGCGCAGTTCATAGAGATAATGTTTTACTAACCATCTAACTGCAACACTAAAGCCAGTAATTAAGGTCATTACGGATACGGCTATACCAGCCCACTCAGCAGGAGTCATTTATTTTCCTTATATTTTAGACAACGGTACGAGCAACAACGGTAACAATTCCTCCGTAGCCAGAGAAGCCTGCCTGTGGTGGAGTTGTTCTTGTAAATGTAACTTGTTCAATAATAGATTCTGTAGGCTCTCCGCCTGCAGTGAAGTCCTGGATGATGACAGTTTCACCTTGTGCTTCTAGTTGCTCAAGGGCTTGAAGGCGGGCTAGTGCATAGCCATCGTAGCCAACAATCTGTCGGTTTCTATCTGTCTCTTTATCAAACAAGAAGATAGGAATCTGTAGTACGCGAGCGCGAGTAGGAGTAGGCAAAGCCTTGACTGAGTATCCGTAGATGATTGCGCCTTTAGTTGGGTCAGTATCATTTCTGTTTAGACGGAACTTGAACTGTGCTTCGGCTGTAACTTCTCCGAATACTGATGCCAAGTCGTAGTCATAGATTGCTGTTGTTCCTTCTGGAACTGTCTGGAAGGCTATGTCAACACCGTCAATAACACGGAACATATCTATGTCACCCTGTAGTACATCTTCAAGGCGAAGTTTAATACGCTTCCATGCTTTGTTTTCAAAGGTATCAAAGCGGATAATGCCTGTTGTAATTTCACCAGACTCAACAAAGTTAGTCTGGGACTCAACCCATAGTCCAGAGTTCTCAACAGTAAATGCTTTGTGGTCATTAGCAAATGTAGCAATGGACCATACAGCACCAGTAACTCCTGATGCATAAACATCTTTTGCGTAGGCATACTTGCCACTACTTAGTGGCGCACCAAGGTTGATTCGGATAAGTCCTGAGTATCCATCTACTTCGCTATTGACACCAGCATAGATAAACTCATTGCTTGCAGTAAAGGCATAGATGTCATAGTCAGATTCATAAACCAATGGACCGTAAGACAGATTACCTTCGGCATCTGCAATCGCAATACGCACACCTCTACTTGTACCAACAGCAACAAATGTACCAAGGTATCCAAATAGGGATGTAAGTTTTTCGCCCCGTGGCAAGACAAGTACTGTTGTCATGGTGCTAAGAGAACCTGCAGTATCTACAGAAATCTTAAGGGCTAAGCCTTCATCACCTGAGAATCCACCAACATAGATAGCAGCGCTAGACTCTGTGATACCCATGAATCTAAATCCAATAGGCAAGGTACTACTTCCGTTTACAGCGGTAAGTGTACTGATGTTAATGCTTGAGCCTGTGTTGCGTACCAACTCATAGACGAATGTGTTTTTGGCTGTGTCTGTAAAGGCAAGCATAAAGCGTTGTTTTACATAGGCAATAAATGCAGAGGTAGCATTGGCTGTGTTGATAGCGTAGTCCTGATGTAGCGCAGGGCTGACTGCATCAAACGAATAACGCCATACCTTTGTAGGTGTAACCAGCATTAAATCGTTACCACCCATGGTGCCATAAAGAATTTCTTCTGTAATCTGGCTGTTGTTAATAACTGTTGTGGATGAGCCAGCGGTGGTAGTAAGAATCACGCGGGCTGTAACGGCTGCTGAGCCAGTCACTTTAACAAGGTACTCAACACCACTAATGATGGTTGAGAATACGCCAGAGCGTGCAGTGGATGCCTGTGACAATGATGTTGAATGGAGCAGGCTCAACTGTCCTGGAGTCCATGGGTCTACGCCCACTGAGTCAGAGAACTGAAACTTAACTTCATCAGGTGTGCCAACGATAGGTTCCTGGTATGTGATACCGCCACCTAAATGGAAGGATGACTGTGAGCGAATCCAGTAGCCTGAGCCAGACAGTGATTGCTCACCTGGGTCACGGGCATTGTCAAAGCGCTGAGTACGAAACTCTGCAGTCTGTCGCTTATACGGAGTCTGGTCTGTAATGGCATAGATGAACGGCATGCCACCAATAGCAACATCAAACTTGTATGTGGTTGGGTCATAGTAAGTAGCGGTGCGACCTGATAGGTCTATGATTACGCGCTCGGATATATCAGGTGGTCTGCTTGCCACTATGTCTCCTTAGTTATTTTTAATTTTATTGATGAACTCTGCGAAGTTACCGCTAAACTTTAATGTGCCAATATGGTTGCAGGTCTTGCTTGGGTCAATGAATACTTCATAGCCACCATCACGCAACTTCTGGCAGAGCAGTACATCTTCGGAGATAATGTCTCCGTCTTGAATCTTTACTTCAAACGCCCATCGGCGGTCAGCCCCATTGTGTACATAGGCTTCTGAGTTATCCCATAGGTGCTTGATTGCAGCCTTGGACATATAGAAGAAGCCTGTGCCAATAGACTCAACCTTGATAAGTCCTTCGTCATTGGTAACTAAATCTTCTGGCTTGCACTTGACATTGTAGGATTCCTCGAAGATAGATTTCTTGATAACTGGCAGACCCAAGGCATCCTTGCCTGAGTTCACCACATCAATAGCCCACTGAGGGTGCCACTCCATGTCGGCATCAATCCATAGGATGCCATCAAACTCTTGTTCTACTGCTAGGGCTAGCAGGTCATTACGGCTACGCTGGATGAGTGCATCGTAAGACATAAAGATTGGGTGGAAGTAGATGTCCGATTGCATGCCAAGCAATGCAGTCTGGTGCAATGCACTGGCGTACCAGACATCTACTTTCCCATCATACGAAGGTGTTGCAATTAGTATGGTTTTCATTTAAGAGAGTCTACATCAAACCCGTCTACTTTGACTTCTGTAGCCTCTACTGGAATCTGAGTTGATACATATTGTGACTCATATACTGCATCTAGGTGAGCCTCATTGATTAGTTCCCATAGTTCAGCCTTGCTGAAAGATGCTGGTGCCTTCTCAGCCTCAACCTCTACAGTCTTGTTGAACTTTGATACATAGTCATTGAGTGAGTACTCAACCTCTACATCCCACTTGATTGCCTTGCCATCAAGGTCAACTGTAGGAGTAGCCTTAGTGATTGTCTTTACTGCATTATCTGTATGTGACATTAGTTTACCTTTGCTTCTAGTTCAGCGACCTTTGCTGAAAGTTCTTGTACTGCCTTGACTAATATAGGGATTAGTCTACCCTGAGTTGCTTCTAGTTTTTCTGGATTATCGCGGTATGTAAGTTGTAGGTACTCAGCAAGTTCTGCCTCGTCCTCTGCTGCCATAAGTTCTTGGGCAATAAAACCTGTGTCTTTAACACCAACCTTGCCACCGTCACGCATATTCCAAGTAAATGTTACTGGGTTTAATTTGTTGATGAAGTCTAATCCAACTGGGATTGACTCAACATCTGTCTTGTCACGGGCATCAGAGAGTGCAGTGATTGAGGTTACTTGAGCACGGATGGTAGCAATGGATGCGTTACCTAGAGTAATTACATTTGATGCTGTTGCTGATGATGGTTGCGCTTCGTTGCCTAAAAATGAGTTGTTAGTTCCAGTTGTAGTGTTGTAACCTGCATTTCTTCCAATTGCAGTATTTGTACCACCAGTTGCAGAATACAATGCTCCTACACCAATAGCAACGCCGCTGCTATTTGTGGTATTTGATGCTAACGCTCCTGGACCTATTGCAACATTTGCTTGACCAATGGTATTAGCGTTCATTGGAGCAATAATAGAACCGTCCCAAAATGCGCCAACAACAGTATTACCTGAGCCAGTGGTATTAGCACCCATTGCATTGTATCCAACAACAGTATTATGAGTTCCTGTTGTATTTGAACCCATTGAAGATTGGCCGATTACGACATTGCTAGTACCAATAGTGTTGCTTGACATTGCATCTCTACCGATAGCAACATTAGAAAATCCTGTTGTATTGGCATCAAGAGCGTAAGAACCAATAGCAACATTGTTTTGACCAGCAGTATTGCTACCTAATGCCAAAATACCTACCGCAACATTGTCAGTACCAGTAGTATTTTGTTCCATTGCTCTGTTACCTAAAGCAACATTAAAACTGCCTGTTGTATTAGCGGTTAATGCGTCAACACCAAAAGCATTGTTATAGATACCTGTAGTATTAGCATCAAGAGCATACGAACCAACAGCAGTATTCTGCACACCAGTAGTATTTGCAGTTAGTGTATTAAAACCAACTGCAGTATTAAAGATTCCAACAGTATTAGCGTCAAGTGTGTAAGAACCAATAGCAACATTGTTAATACCTGTTGTGTTTGCGTACATACTGTTATAACCAATTGCAACATTGTCAGTTCCAATGGTATTTGTTGGCAATGAGTCTTTGCCAATTGCTATGTTGTTTACACCTGTTGTATTTGCATACATACTTGAATAGCCAACTGCAACATTGGACGTTCCTGTTGTATTCGCTTGCAAAGCAGCACGACCAAATGCCGTATTATTTGAACCAGTAGTATTAGCATACATTGCATATCCACCGACAGCAGTATTGTTTTCAGCAGTAGTATTTGATTGCAAGGCACCAGTTCCAACAGCAACGTTTAATACTCCAGTAGTATTAACAGATAGTGCGCTATGCCCAATACCGACATTGTTTGAACCTATAGTATTTGTTGTTAATGAGTTGTAACCAATGGCTATGTTGTAACTTCCAGTTGTATTAGCATCAAGTGTGTATGAACCAATTGCTACGTTTTGGATACCTGTTGTGTTGGCTGCTAGCGCTGATGTTCCATACGTTGTATTATTATTAGCATCAGATTGCTTACTGGCTATGTCTCTTGATTTTGTCATTACTTAGCACCCTTCAATAGTTCTACTTCTGCTGCTAGTTCTTGGATTGCTTTGACCAGGATAGGAATGAGGTTGCCATACTTGGCTTCCAGTCTATCTGGATTGGATTCGTATACTAAGTCGATGATGTCATTCTCACCATCAGTTGCATCTAGCAACTCTTGTGCGATAAAGCCTAGGCGAGTAGTTCCATCCTTGACGTTGCCATCACGGGTAGCCCAGGTAAACTTACGAGACTTAATTGTCTTAAGGAACTCAAGTCCGTATGGGTTATCTACTACGTCAGTCTTGTCACGACCATCAGATAGTGATGAGATAGTAGTATCGTTACAACGTAGGTTATTAACGTTGGCATCACCAAGGGTAAACTCACCAGACACTGTTGCAGATGATGGCTTAGCATCCCAACCTATGGAAGAATTATAATTTCCAGTTGTTGTATTGCTTCCCGCATTTGTTCCTACAGCAGTGTTGCCTCCGCCGTTTGTTAATGCACTAAGAGAGTATTGACCAACTGCAACGTTATTTGCGCCAGTTGTGTTATTAAGTAAAGCAAAAGTTCCAACTGCTGTATTGGCTGAACCAGTAGTATTGTTTACTAATGCTTCATTACCAAATGCTGAGTTTTGATTTCCTATTGTGTTTGCTCGTAAGGCTTGACGACCCATTGCAGTATTATTATAACCTGTTGTATTAAAATACATTGAAGCAAGTCCAACGGCTGTGTTATAAGAACCTGTTGTGGTATTTGCCATTGAGTCGGCACCAACGGCTGTATTCCAAATAGCATTAGTACTAGCAGATAAAGAATTATATCCTATCGCAGTATTATAAGTACCAGTAGTATTGGCATCAAGCGAATATGAGCCAACTGCTACGTTAACGCTACCTGTTGTGTTTGCGCCAAGTGCTAGATAACCAATTCCTATGTTATCAACACCAATGGTATTAGAACTTAATGCAAAAACACCAACTGCTGTATTTGTAATACCAGTAGTATTAGAATCTAAAGCGTAACCTCCAACCGCTACGTTTGAAAATCCATTTGTGTTTGCAGACAAAGTATTGTAACCAATTGCTACGTTGTTGTATCCAGTGGTAGTAGCATATAAAGCGCCAAAACCTACAGCAGTATTTTCAGTTGCAGTTGTTAAAGAATATAAAGCATTGGTTCCAATAGCAATTGTATTAGGTGCAACTGTTGAGGAAGTCATAGCACCCCAACCAATTGCTACGTTTCCTCCGCCAATTGTATTTGTAGTAAGTGCATTAAGTCCTACTGCTACGTTTTGACCACCTGTAGTATTTGCATCAAGAGCATATGCACCAACTGCTACGTTGCTAGTACCTATTGTGTTGGCAGCCAGTGAATTAAAACCAACTGCGGTATTATCTGTACCAGTAGTATTGGCAATTAATGCTAAGCGACCAACTGCTGTATTATTAACACCTACTGTATTACTGAATAACGCTTGATGACCTACGGCGGTATTATCTATACCAGTAGTATTAGCGGCAAGTGTATCTCTACCTATTGCAGTATTTCTTGCTCCAGTAGTATTTAATTCTAAAGCCTCTGAACCGACTGCTGTGTTACCCGCTCCAATTGTATTTACAGCAAGAGCATTGATACCAATGGCAACATTATTAGCACCAGTAGTATTGACTGCTAATGCAGTTGCACCAAGTGCAGTATTGCTTGTTACCGCACCTGCACCGATACCAACTTTGACTCCATTAATAATCTGGTCAGTCACAAAGGTATTCTGTACATCAGTCATTGCTGACATAATTACAGAGAAGGCTGTGAAGGTAATGATTTCTAGTACATCACTTGCAGCAGCACCTGATGCCAAGACAATGCTTGTACCATCAGTTGCTGTGTAGTCAGTACCACGAACCTGTAATACACCGTTAAGATATACCTGCTCCTTGCCTACAAGGTAAGAAAGGGTTGCACCATTAGCATCAGTACCAGAGAAAGTTGTCTGGCTTGCTGTGGCTACATAGCGGTAACGGAAGATAGCAGCAGTAGATGATATACCTGCCCAAGCCGTGCCACTCCAGACATACATAGCATTGTTGCTTGTATCCCAGTACAGCGCACCTGTAAGTAGTGGGTTGCCGTCATTGTCTACTGTAGGTGGACTTGCCTTAGCACCTAAGTACCTGTCGTCAAACTCATCATAGGTAGTTGCTGCACTGCTTGCAGAAGTTGCTGCAGATGCTGCACTTGTAGCAGCAGCAGTAGCGCTAGTAGATGCAGATGCAGCGGAAGTTGCAGCAGCAGTTGCAGATGCAAGAGCAGATGATGCGCTTGTTGCTGCATTAGTTGCGCTGGTAGCAGCAGCACTGGCTGAGTTGCTAGCAGAAGTTGCAGAGGTTGCTGCTGCCGTAGCAGAAGTTGCAGCGTTTGTAGCGCTAGTTGAAGCAGCGCTTGCAGATGCTGCAGCATTAGTAGCAGAAGTTCCTGCAGCGGTTGCTGATGCAGCAGCAGATGTTGCCGATGTAGCAGCAGCGGTAGCAGATGTTGCAGCACTGGCAGCACTTGTGGCTGCAGCACTTGCTGATGTAGCAGATGCAACTGCAGATGCTGCTGCGCTTGTAGCACTTGTAGCAGCAGCGGTCTGGCTAGCAGCAGCGCTTGTAGCGCTGGTTGCTGCAGCCGTGGCTGATGCTGCTGCTGATGTTGCACTTGTCGCTGCAGCGCTTGCGCTTGTAGCAGAAGCAGATGCTGATGAAGCAGCAGCCGAAGCACTGGCAGCAGCGCTTGTTGCTGATGTGGCAGCACTGGTTGCACTTACTGCAGCAGAGGCTGCGCTAATAGCAGCAGAAGTTGCTGAGCCGAGAATTGAATTTACATACGCATAAGTTGTAGCATCATTATCAGATGTAGGTGTACCTAATCCAGTAATTTTAAATCCACCAGCAGCAAGGTTTGAACCAAGCGTTCCAGATGTAATTGTAGAACTTGTTACAGTTGAACTTGTAATTGTTGCAGCAGTTACAGTACCACCAGTAATAGTTGCAGTTGAAGTCACTGCTCCGCTGATAGTAGCACCGTTAATTATTGGAGTAGTAAGAGTCTTGCGTGTTAATGTCTGCTCTTTAAGAGTACCAACTACAACACCATCGCCAGTTTGAATACCGTGAACATGTGTCTGATTAGCAGCAATAAGAATTGTCTGGTCAATGTCATAACCACGAGCAGCAATGTGATTTTCTGATTCACGGAAGTCACGACCTGAAACACCATGTCTTACGACAGCACCAGCAGAGTGGGCTACAGCCTGTGTATTGTCAGAGCCACGAATTACACTAAGTGTTGTTCCGCTACCAGCGGTAACAGTAACAACTTCTTCCTTAGATGTATCTGGGTCAACAATAAGAGTGTATGGGTAATTAGTTGGGAAACCAGAGATGGAGCCAACGATAAAAGAAGTGTTTGCTTGTCCCTGTGATTGTGCGGGAATTGATGAACCGAGTGCGGTTTCAACTGCTGTTGAGGAGTAGTACCGCGCTGGTGAGCCTGGGTCGCCTGCTGCCATTTGTCTGCCTTATCTCTGGTAGTGGGAACGAAGTGGATGTTGACGGCGCTGGTTGTCCGCTACTTCATTTAAACGCTGTTGGTAAATGTTGTATAGGAATCTGGAAGCGTTCTGTCCAGAACCTACTGGTGTTACGCCATCAAAAATATCTGCTGCTGCAGATTGTGGACCAAGGCGTGATGGGTCTAAGAATGAAACCATACGGAAGGCTGCGCCATAAATGACGACATCTTCTGAGTATGATGGTAAACCTGTAGTTGTTGCATAGTCATCATCTTCATCTACTAACAATGTAGGGCGCTTCTTGTACACTACATGCACTGTCTGTCCAGGAGTAATACCTGAATAGATACTGATGCTACGAGCAGTTGCAAAAGCATCTGTGTCTGCTGTGTGGTCTAGCGTGTAGCCACGAACTGGGAACCATTCACGAGATGGTCCAACTGTTGAGTAAGACACACCAAGGACTGCCTGGAAATCTGCTGGCAACTGGTAAGTAGTGCGTGCTGCGATGAAGGGGAAGTCAGTTGTGCCAGTGGCAAATACCATTGGGTACATAGCATCAATAGTGTTATTGATTGCCTTCTTGATTTCTGCTCGTGGAAAGATTGGGCTTGCGATTACCTTTGCATTTTCTTCGTGTGCTGCAGGGCTAGTGCCACGCTGTCCACGACCCCATGGGGTAAGTGTCAATGTGTTGGCTACATTGTCTGTGCTATTAACAAAGACAATCTCATCATCAATCTGCACAAAGCCACGACCCATACCTGTTGCATCAGCAATAGATAGAGTAGTTGTAGTTGATGATGCAGGTGATGTTAGCCAACTGGTTGGCTCAACATTGTCTGTGTATCCATGAAGAACTGAATCAACACGCTCAATTAAATCTAAATATGAACTCATAGGTTAATGCTCCTCAATGCTACGACTCCTGATAATCCAGTGGTTCCTGCTAACTCATTGCAGATAGCATTAAAGTCTTTATAGTTAGTAGGCTGGCGAGTTGAACTTGCCTTGTAATTCAGGGCAGCAATAAGACCCAAGCCATTGGTACCAGCCCATGCATTGGCAGCACCTTGTTCAGATTCATATGCTGTCATTACTGGATAGGTACCACCATTGGCTAAACGATTGAGTTCGTCTGCTAGTGAACTTCCTGCTGTTCCTGTTGCCATTACTTAGCCTTTCTCTTTGCTGCTGCGTTATCCACGAGGTTTGGGTAAGGGCGACCAGCCTTCTTAGCAGCAGCCTTAGCCTTTGCTTTTTGTGCTGGTGTTAGTGGTGTTGATTTCTTCTTTGGATTCTTTGTATCCCAAAATGCTTTCTTCTTCACCACTTCACCTTGTCTGCCCAATACGCTGCACTCATCTTGCCTTTGGCAATATTCTTTGCATGGCGTGCTTTGAACGATGCTTGACGGGCAGAAGGTTGTCTGTCTCCTGAGACTCCCTGCTGACCAAAACGAATTGTCTTTACTTCTGAACCTGACTTAGCCACAACAACATGAGACTTTGTTGGATGACTTGGTGTGCGCTTAGGCTTGTTAAAGCCTGACACACCAGCACGGGCTAGGCGTGGGTCCTTCTTGGCTGGCATTACTTCTTCTTCTTAGCCATCTTTGCTGCGCTCAAGGCGATAGCAACTGCCTGTTTCTTAGACTTAACAGCGGGTCCACCCTTGCCTGACTTAAGAGTTCCACGCTTGTACTCGCCCATTACTTTTTCAACCTTTTTCATTGCTGCTTTTTTCTTCATGGTTTAGTCCTCGTCATCTTCCATCTCAAGGCGCTTGCCTGTTGGCACTTCGCCAATACGCTGGATAGGCTTGTTGTACTGAGCAACATTTGCTGCAGTCGGAGCAGAGTTAACTTTTCTCCCACCAACACCATATGGACTCACTGTTCCATAACATCCGCACTTAATGCACATTTCTACTCCTTTGGACTGTAACTTGTGTTTCTCCGCCAACAGTTGTGTTGTAGTTAGCAGAAATCTGTATTGCTTTTATAGCAACTTCTTCGGCATCTTTGATTGTCTTAGGACCAACCATTGCTACTGCACCAAGTGCTAAGTTGCCACCACCACCGATTGCATAGAACCCGCCATCATCGCGGGAGAAGGAGTAGTAATGGCTAATCTCATAAATGATTCCGTCAAAGGCAACGAGTGCATCAAAGCCTGCATCTCTATCAGCAGGGTCTGGGTTGTACCCATTGTCAATCATTGCCTTGCGAAGTGATGGCAATACTTTGCTCATCATAAACTTATCTGAATCCATAACCCTGGATACTTTGGGTGGCTGCCATAGGTATTGTGCAATGTTTGCTGCTTGGTCATCTCCAGCAAAGGCGATTACATACTCGTCCTTGGTGATAACCTTCTCAATACCTTTTGCTGCATAGGGCTTATCGTTGTAGGTAATCCTGGAATCACCAGCAATAACTGCTGCGTTCTTTAACTGGATACCAACGATGGCTGTCATGTTTGCCCCTTAAGCGCCGTATGCTTTTCCTGTCTTGTTTGAAATATCTACTGCCTTCTGGACTGCCTGCATGCTTGTACCTGCTGGCTGAATACCTTGAGCGCGGGCATCTTTATATGCCTTGAGTTCTGCATCCCACTTTGTAGTTGACATACTTACTTTAGAATTGGCATCTCCTACACCCATTTCAAGTGTAGAAACCTTGCAGCCAAAACATCCTTCAACATACTCAGGATGTGTAGTTCGTCTGTGTAAACTCATGCTGGTGTTATGTACTCCCCGTAGCCTTGAGCAGTCAATGCATCTGCTGTCTCTTGCGTGATTAAAGTCTTAGTACCACCTAAGTAAAACTCAGTAGCAACATCAACATCAACCTGTGCTGGGTAACGATATGAGGAATAGATACCGTTAACTCTTAAGACAGAAACTCCTTTATTGATTTTATAGCGCGAGAACAAAGGACCATCAGACATTGGAGTTTCTTCAACGATGGGTGTAGTAAAAATGTACTGAGTCATATTGTCCTATTCTGTTGCAGAGG